GTTTACACTGAATATGGAAAACTTATTGTCGAAGGATCCAAAGAAACTAAAGAGACAGGATCCGAGTATGTCCATCAAGGACTGGCTCAAAGAAGTTTCACAAGAGAGTGGGCACTTTCAGAAGATACTGAAGTCAGAGAGGTTCAATTCAAAGATGGACTTCTTACCGTTAAGTTGGGTAAAATAGTACCAGACCATCATGCTCGTAAAAACTATCTCTAAATATAATTGAGTTCGAGATGGGACTTAGGGATCTTGACGATCCCTTTTTTTATGCTATAATATTAAGGATGAAGTAAAAAAATGTCAATTAAACTTGCTATTCTAAAATCTGGTGAGAATGTAATTTCTGATGCCAAAGAACTTATTGCAGAAGATAAAGTTTGTGGATATTTGTTTAATAAACCACATAAGGTAGAAGTTAATAAATCAAGTCTTTTACTTGAAGGTGATATAACACCAATTTCTAGTGATGGGGAGATGAGTATAACTTTATCTCCTTGGATTGTGCTATCAAAAGATACTCAAGTTCCAGTTCCTACCGATTGGATTGTTACTATTGTTGAACCAATATCATCAGTAAGTAAAATGTATGAGGAGAAAATAGGAGTAGAGACGGAAGATGATTAAATGTTTAGTCCTTTTAACTGGAATAGTTCTTATTGCTAAAATTGAAGAAATTGATGCAGAACTTGGAGATCCTAATTGTTTAATATCTGATGTATGTGTAATTAATTCTGATGGGACAATAACTTCTTGGTTGGATTTTTCTGAAGATACAGAATTGATGATAAGATCTGAAAATATATTAACAATTACTGAGCCAAAAAAAGATATAGTTAAATTATATTTGGAGACTATCTCATGAGAGTTCTGAGTATTGATTTGGACTATATTATGAGTCCAACTATTGAACTTTATAACACTTTGTTTTATGATGATAATCCAACAACAAGATGGAGAAATTTATTTGATAGATCTGATTTTAAAGAAAATCATTTAGTTATTGATCAAGGTAGTTTGTTATATTGCTTTGATGTATTTTTAAAAGCATTAAAAAATTGTGAGAATGTTTCATTTGGATATGAACATGATTCTATACTTTATGATATTAAAAATTTTTCTAATATTGATTTGATTAATATTGATCACCATGATGATGTTTTTGGTGGCGATTATTCTGAGAGTATGAATTATGAGGATGGTTTGAAGAAAGAATATTTTGAGATTGTTAAAGATAATAGAGTTCATGAGGGAAATTGGATTGCATGGTTGGCAAGTCAGAAAAAATTAAATTCTTGTGTTTGGATTGGTAGTGAAAATAGTGGTAATAAAAGTAGAAATTATTTTAATGAACAGATAGTTCCAAATTATTTAAATGTTGAGAGGGAAAATTATAAATTTGATAATTATAAATTTAATCACATTTTTGTTTGTCTATCTCCACAATACATTCCTAAGAATCATTGGCATTATTTTAGTATGTTCATAAAAGTTTATGAGCAATTTTCAGGAAAAGATGCTATAATACATAACAAGAAATATGAACATGAACTTCGTAATTTACAGGTGAATAATGAGATTCTATACCAATGTTCAAATGGTAGGTGACAACTTCTTAGTTCGTGGTTATGAAAATGGAAAACATTTCGCAACCAGAGAGAAGTTTTATCCAACTTTATTTGTTCCTTCTAAAAGAAAAACCAAATATAAAACCTTAGGTGGTGAGTATGTAGAATCAGTTGAGCCTGGTTCTGTTCGTGACTGTCGTGAGTTTATAAAAAAATATGATGGTGTAGAGAATTTTAAAATTTATGGTAATAGTTCTTACATTTATCAATATATTTCTGAAAAATATCCAGAGGATGAAATAAAATTTGACACTAGTAAGATTAAGATAACCACTATTGATATTGAGGTTAAGTCAGAGAATGGATTCCCCGATGTAGAATCTGCTGCAGAAGAGATACTTCTTATTAGTATTCAGGATTATTCAACTAAACAAATTAGAACATGGGGTTTAGGTGCATTTAATAATAAACAGGATAATGTAATATACAAATCATTCAAGACTGAATATGAACTTCTTACTGATTTTATCAATTGGTGGATGATTGAAGATAATACACCAGAAGTTATTACTGGTTGGAACAGTAAGTTATATGATATTCCATATCTCTGTCGTCGTATTGATCGTATACTTGGTGAGAAACTCAAGAAGAGAATGTCACCTTGGGGATTGGTAACTGAAGAAGAAACTTATATTGCAGGTCGTAAGCATATTTCATATGATATCGGTGGAGTGTCTCAGTTAGATTATCTTGACCTATACAAAAAGTTTACTTACAAGGCACAAGAGTCATATCGTTTGGATTATATTGCAAGTGTTGAACTCGGTCAAAAGAAATTAGACCACAGTGAGTTTGATACATTTAAGGATTTCTACACAAAAGGTTGGCAAAAGTTTGTTGAATATAATATCATTGACGTGGAACTTGTTGACCGTCTGGAAGACAAGATGAAACTCATCGAACTTGCCATAGTTATGGCATATGACGCAAAGGCAAATTATGCTGATGTGTTTTCTCAGGTTCGTATGTGGGATACTATCATCTATAACTATCTCAAGAAAAGGAATATAGTTATTCCACCAAAGGAAAGATCCGATAAGGACGCAAAATACGCAGGTGCTTATGTCAAAGAACCGATTCCTGGAAAGTATGATTGGGTTGTTAGTTTTGACCTCAACTCTCTCTATCCTCATCTTATTATGCAGTACAATATTTCGCCAGAGACCCTCTGTGAACAACGGCATCCATCCGTTACAGTTGATAGACTCCTCCAAGAGCAAGAGGTAATTGATGGTGAGTATGCTGTATGTGCAAATGGTGCACAATATAAAAAAGATGTACGTGGATTCTTACCAGAGTTGATGGAGAAAATTTATAAAGATAGAACAATATACAAGAAAAAGATGCTTGTAGCAAAACAGGAATATGAGAAGAAAAAAACAAAGACTCTTGAAAAAGAGATTGCTAGATGTAATAACATTCAAATGGCAAGGAAGATTCAACTTAATAGTGCTTATGGTGCTATTGGTAATCAATACTTTCGCTATTATAAACTTGCCAACGCAGAAGCTATTACACTATCTGGTCAGGTTTCTATTCGTTGGATAGAAAATAAGATGAATGCTCATATTAATAAAATTTTAAAAACAGAGGAGGTTGATTATGTTATTGCTTCAGATACTGATTCCATCTATCTTAATTTGGGTCCTTTGGTTGAGGCTGTATACAAGGGCAGAGAAAAAACTAATGAAAGCGTTGTTCGGTTCCTTAACAAGATCTGTGAAGTGGAATTTGAACCTTTTATTGAAAGTTCTTATGAAACGTTGGCCAAATACGTAAGTGCCTATGATAATAAAATGTTCATGAAACGTGAGAACATTGCTGAACGTGGTATTTGGACTGCCAAGAAAAGATATATCTTGAATGTATGGGATAGTGAAGGTGTTCGTTATGAAGAACCCAAACTCAAGATGATGGGTATTGAGGCAGTTAAATCTTCTACACCTGCACCTTGTCGTTCCATGATTAAGGATGGACTTAAGTTGATGATGAATGGTACAGAAGAGGATGTGATTCATTTTATTGATAAGTGTCGTAAGGAATTTAAGACATTACCACCAGAAGATATAGCATTTCCCCGTACTGCATCTGATGTTCGTAAGTATCAGGCATCATCTACCATATATGCGAAAGGAACTCCCATACATATACGGGGTGCATTATTATTCAATCATTATATCAAACAGAAAAAGTTGACTAATAAGTATTCACTCATCGGTAATGGAGAAAAAGTCAAGTTTCTCTATCTTAAAAAACCTAATATCATACAGGAGAATGTTCTATCTTTTATTCAGGACTTTCCTCATGAACTTGGTCTTGACAAATACATCGACTATGACCTACAATTTGAGAAGAGTTTTGTAGAACCTCTCAAGGCAATTCTTGATGCCATAGGATGGAATGTCGAAAAAACTGTAAACTTAGAACTATTTTTTACCTAATGGAATTGCCTATTAACGATAAAGAACTTTCCACAATCGTCAATTCATTGACTTTGGGTGGGGACACTGCATTATATGAAAAACTTAAATTAGTTAGAAATATTAGGGAAGAAAATCCTAATGGAAATTATAAAAAAATACTACGTGATAATTATGGAATGGTGATATAATGAGAGTTGATAGACACTTCAATCCTGTGGATGATCTTGAGAAAGAACTACTACAGGAACTTGAAGGTATCGCAAGACAGTTAAATGGAAAGATTACTTATAGTACTTATGGAAATAGTATGGGTAAATCTTCTAAAACTGTAACTATTGAATACGACATTACAGAATAGTATGGATTTTTTAAAAGAGATAGTAAAAGAAATTGGTGATGAATACACCCAAATCGCATCAAACATCGAAGGATCAGAAAGATTCATCGACACAGGATCATATATCTTTAATGCAGTGGTTAGCGGTTCCATTCATGGTGGTGTATCTAGTAATAAGATTACTGCCATCGCTGGTGAAAGCAGTACTGGAAAGACTTTTTTCTCACTCGCTGTGGTTAAAAACTTTCTTGATTCTAATCCTGATGGGTATTGTCTCTATTTTGATACTGAAGCCGCAGTTAATAAACCATTACTTGAATCTCGTGGGATTGACTTAAGTAGACTGGTTGTAGTTAATGTAGTAACTATTGAAGAGTTTAGATCAAAGGCACTCAGGGCAGTTGATATATATCTTAAAACCCCCATAGAGAGTCGCAAACCTTGTATGTTTGTGTTAGACTCTTTAGGAATGCTTTCCACTGAAAAAGAAATTACTGATGCATTAAATGACAAACAGGTTCGTGATATGACTAAATCACAACTTGTTAAAGGTGCATTTAGGATGTTGACTTTGAAATTAGGACAAGCTAATATTCCTTTAATTGTAACTAATCACACCTATGATGTCATCGGTTCTTATGTCCCCACAAAAGAAATGGGTGGAGGTAGCGGTCTTAAGTACGCTGCTAGTACTATCATATACCTCTCGAAGAAAAAAGAGAAGGATGGTAAAGAAATCATCGGAAATATTATCAAAGCAAAGACTCATAAATCACGTCTAAGTAAAGAAAATAAAACAGTTGAGATACGACTTTATTATGATGAGAGAGGGTTAGATCGCTACTATGGTCTTTTAGAATTAGGAGAACTTGGTGGTCTATGGAAAAATGTTGCTGGAAGATATGAAATGAATGGAAAGAAGGTATATGCTAAAGCAATACTTGCTGATCCAGAAACTTATTTTACTAATGATGTAATGGAGAAATTGGATGAAATTGCAAGAACAGAGTTCTCATATGGTTAGAGTATATGATAATATTCTTCCTAGTAAATTATGTGAAAAGTTAATTAATTTATTTGATTCCTCTGAACATCAAGAATATATCAATAATAATCATAAACCATGTTTTACACAATTAAATTTAAACCAACATCATATTAATATTGTAAGGTATTTAATTCCTTATGTAGAAAAAGTTTATAATGAATATAAAACAAAATTTCTTCCACAGTTTTCATCTTTGGAAGAATTTCGTATTAAGAGATATCTTACTAATGGTAATGAAAGATTTGATGAGCATGTAGATGTAATAAATTATTCTACTGCCAGAAGAGTAGTTGCATTCATTTTTTATTTGAATGATAATAATGGTAGTACAATATTTTCAAATCAAGACTTGAATATTGAACCTGAATGTGGTAGAGTGGTTGTGTTCCCACCTACTTGGGAATATCCTCATTCAGGATTACCACCTTCGGACTACCCGAAGTATATTTTGAGTACTTACATACATTATGGAAAGAATTGAGACTACGATTCTCAGAAATTTAATTTATAATGAAGAATATTCTAGAAAGGTTATACCTTTCATTAAACCAGAATACTTTGAGCAAAGAACTGAAAATGTAATCTTTGAAGAAATAACTCAATTCATTGTAAAATATGGTTCTTCAATTACGATTGAAGCACTTAATATTGAGGTAGAAAATAGAACAGATTTAACAGAATCTGAGATTGCACAAGTCAGGGATATTAATAATTCTCTGAATGATTCTCCTGTAGACGATCAATGGTTAATAGATACTACTGAAAAGTGGTGTAGAGATAGAGCAATCTATCTTGCACTTATGGAATCAATCACACTAGCCGATGGACAGGATGACAAGAAAGGAAGGGATGCTATTCCTTCTATTCTCTCTGATGCTCTTTCTGTGTCTTTCGATAATCATATAGGACATGATTACTTACAAGACTACGAAGACAGATACGAATCTTATCACAGAAAAGAGGATAAGATCCCATTCGATTTGGAATTCTTCGACAAGATTACAAAGGGTGGCCTTCCAAATAAAACACTCAATATTGCTCTCGCTGGCACTGGTGTTGGTAAGTCTCTGTTTATGTGTCATGTCGCAAGCAGTGTGTTACTCCAAGGCAAGAACGTA